CTATTGCTGAGGCTCCTGCTGAATTTGTTCAAGCTCCAGTTCAGTGTTTTTCATTGCCGTCATCGCATCGCCATTACTCCTGTTCCAGATACTGTCTGATGGCATCTGCACACGCACTGAGACAAACGCATCTGTTGGTATGTCTACTGGCTCGCCATCGGTCACCGTTTCCGTAAACACACCGTGTTCGTCTGTGTTTCCTATTCTGTTTCGGGCAAATGATGGCGATGATGCGTGAACCCGGTGATAGGTTTTGATCAGCACCGTTCCGTCAGCATTAACCGTGTAATCCAGCCAGATACGCGGCTGCTTATTGCGATCAACAGGTATTTCAAAACCACCATCAACCCCGCCCCACGCTGCATCAGCATTCAGACCTGTGCACCCACTTATCAGGTATTCCCCTGCAGACAGGCGTGTAACAACACACCCTTCTGATTCCTCATTGGTTTCATATTGTCCATCTGAGAAAACCTTAACTACCGGGGATGATCGCTTGATGAAACCGTTAGAATCTACGGTTGTGTTTCTTGAATGCCATAGTCTTGACCAGCCTTTCCACTGCTCATAAGACGTTTTATCGGATCGCTTTGAGTTCAGATAATATTCATTATCTGAACCCCAGCTACTGGCCAGCGCTGTTCCAATATTATCTGCTGTTGACGGGAAGAAATTGACGGTACTGTACTTTGCCGGAGCATCCCAGGGACCGATGTTGATCGTATCTCCCCAGCTGAACATGGCGAAGTCTCGTCTGGATGTAAACGAGGCATACCAGCTACCACCGCTACCGTCTGTTAACTGTCGGTTTGTCGTGGCAGACAGACTCTGGCGGGCTGACTCGGGACTGTTGCCCCCCGTACCACCCTGAGTGACACTTAAAGGCGTTGTTAACCCGCTGAGGCTGGTGATGTCACTGTTAGCACCTTTTTTAGCGTAATCATCAAGAGCCGTCTTATCTGCCTTTTTATCCAGGTCCGTTTTGTCAGCTTTCTTATCCACCAGGCTCGCGATACTGTTCCAGGCTGGTCCGGAAAAGCTGGTACCGTCAGGTAATCTGACGGTAATTGTTCCGGTACCGCTGAATACCTGCTGCCAGTTCTGCTTGTCGTAATTCAGGCCGCGAAGCGCCTCTTCACTCTGTGTCACCAGCGCGGCGGTTACCATATTCAGGGCTACCCGTGGGACCGCGTTCCAGGCAACACCTGATTGTGTTGGCCCAAAGTAATTACTGATGAGCGTCAGTGATGTATCGCTGTTAACCGCCAGCACGGGTCTTGTGTAGGATGTGCCTCCCACGGTCACAACAATAAAATCACCGGCCGACAGTTCGGTGCTAAATGCAGTTCCTGCCCCTGACACCTGGGCAGAATTATTCGTCAGGGTGAGTGTTCCTGCTGACATGGATTTCTCCTGAATTCAGATAATAAAAAACCCTGCCGTAGCAGGGTTAGTCATTGATAATTAGGTTACTGACACGTTGTACTGGTGAAGTTCGTTATGCTGACCCACCTCCAGTTAAACGGATAACCGGCCTGATATTGTGTCTGGTTTGCAACTTTACGGATCCCGTAAATGGACACTTCTGTTTCCTGATTGCCGATCATCGCCGTTGCTGAACATAAGGGTAATTTCTTTTCGAGAGTACCGGAACATGCAGTTAATGATAAAAATGCAAGAACGATTAATATAATTCTCATATTGTTACTCGCTGTAGTTATTCATATTCAAAATATCAATAGCGGGCAACAATAGATAATAGATTTAACAGATCATTTAAAACACATTGATCGTTTAAAACGATCGTACAGGTATTCAATATTTTGAAACTTCAACTGCAATAACTGTGTTACCTGCATTTACAGGGGCCATTGGCTCCGCGCTACCAGACGGAATTCCCTGAGTGGCAGCGGTATAAATTCGGGTGCTGGCCCCGTTATATACGGCTGTAAAAGTAACCGGCACAGGCCAGAGCTGACCGCCCGGTCCACCGCCAGCTATTCGCCATACCTGCTGACCTGCAACATCCGGGATAATTGCCCATTTACCCGCTCTGCTCTCGTCAATATAAATGCCTCCATTTGCCCCGATTGTTCCGACAGTTACCACGTCCGTCAGGATTTTCGATTCATGAGTAATAACCAGATTCCCCGTCTGGTCGTCCCAGACAGCCAGCCCATACGGAGGATTAGGCATGGGCTGAGGGAATATAGTGAATAAATAGACTGTCAGGGTAAATGCGGTATTCAGTATCTCATAGGCCCGTACAGCCAGTTGTCCGTTTGATTCAATCCAGACAGCACACGCGGCCTGACGGGATGTCAGAACAAACGGGATAACAGGTTGTGTTGCATCAGGTATATTAACCAGTTGCTCAATATAATGTAGAGCACCATTCGATACTGACGAAAACGTCTGCTGTGAATACAGACAAACCGGTACTGACTGGGGGGTGATAAATGTTTCGCCGCTTTTCAACGATAATAACGCACCATATCTGTCAGCCATTATGCATTTTCCAGAAAAACCAAAACATAGCTCTCATTTGCCTGAGGCTGGTTCAGAGAGTTATCAGTGCCTGCGCCAATTACAATACTATTGCCTGAAACGGTTATTGTTCGGCGCCCCTCTACATACGCTATAGTTTTTGCCAGACCCAGCATATATCCGAGCCTCTTCCCTGTCGGCACGTTGAACGAATATGCACCTGACGTCTGGCCGGCACTCAGCTTTATCGTTCCGATGATTGATATTGGTTTAATACCAAAGTTTGCTGATGATCCGTCTTCATGCCAGCAGTCAAAACCAAAATCAGACATTAGGCGCTACTCCGGTAATATGCCCCAGCTGTACCAGCAGTCGCCCGCTGGGGCCAGTAAATGACAGGTTGTTATCAGCCTTAGACAGACACCAACCGCCCTGATTTGCAATTTTATATCCCGTAGACCAGAATGCGCCTGAGATTTTTCCGTTAGTAATCGCAGCATCCGCAATTTTCGCACTGGTGATACTGGCGTTCTGAATAAACGCATCGTTAATAAATACCTGACCATTAGATGTCAGGAATGCAGCCTTATAATTACCAGGGTCACTTCCTGAATAAATACCAAACTGATCAGCAGCAAAAACCACCGTCGATTTATAGGTGCCTCCTGAAGGCTCAATGGATATACCGAAACCAGCGTCATACAGAACATCATTTCTTTTAATGCCAAGATTAAGAGTATATGACGCTTTAGCATTACCATTATCTTCAACCTGGGCAGTAAGCTTTTCATTTACCGCTGCCGTTAACTCTCCGTTCGGGCCAATTTGCGCCTGAACATAGGTAGATAAATCAGCTAATCCCTTTTCAGCAGTAGCTACCGTAGTTTTTACAACCAATATATCAGCCCGGACCTCCCCATACTGAGCCCACTGGTGTTCCACGGTTCCGTGGTTTGCCAGCGCATTTGACATGATACCTTCCAGATTAGTATCAACACCCTCCTGAACATTTTTAAACGCATCTGACTCTCGTATTTGCTCATCAATAAACTCTATCATCCCTGGAATATCAGATGACGCCTGCCCGGATGCTTCAACAAATTCAGACACCCCGAAAGCATTCCTGGTACGAACATAAACGTAATACGTTTTATCTGCCTGTAGACCATGAAGCGTCCACTGGTTAGAGCGCCCTAGGAACTGAGTCTGGTCTTCAATGTCTGCCGGATTGACGATCTGATTTTGCCCGGAGAACCAGAATTCAAACGAAGTGTCTGTCGTTGCAGTAATGCGCATAACAGGAACCAGGTCTGCAGAGAACAGGCCAGGCGTCCAGATAACACTGGATGGCGCAGGTGGTGCACCGATGACCATACTGATTTGCGTCTCAGCTCCTTTCATTCCGTTTTCATTGCGACCGCGAACACCCAGCGTGTAGCTACCAGCATTCAGACCGAAAAACTCATAGCGGAACTGGTCTGTTTCGTACTGAGTGACCACTTTGCCGTCGTCGGTATACACGTATAACTCAAACACCAGCTTTTTGGTGGTAGTTGCCGTCTCCCACGTAGCCGTGACCTGGACAGTCTCAGAGTTGGTGTTGATGATGCGCAGGTTCTCCACGTTCGGCACGCGGTAACCGTTCAGCGTATCGTTGGGAACATCAAACACAGCACCTTCATCAACAATGGCCTGTTTGTTCCGATCATGCTGTGATGCAGTAATGCTGTAGACTGAATTGTTATCCGTCTCTGCAACGCTCAGAATGCGGAAAAGTCTGGTAGAAACGTTGCGGGTAGAAATAGCAAATACAGTGCCGTCACGAACCCATGCTGGCGTTGTTTTCAGCGTCACTATATTGTCCGCAATGCTGACAATCTCATACTTAATGAACCTGCCGTCACCGCCCATGATCGACATGGTGTCGCCTTCTGATATCAGAGCCGAATCAACCGCATCAACAGTGATCTTGTTACCCGCATGCGACATAATGCGGCCACCAAGACGCGCACCAGCATAGTTGTTATCCATGATTTCAACGATGTCACCCGGTGTGAAGTGGATAGCATCGCGCGCCATCTGGAACGACAGCCTGCTGCTCTCGCGCTTTGCGGTTTCCAGCAGCCATTTTCCTGCTCGCCATGCCTGACCGCGTGAGGTACAGCCGAATGCTTCCAGAGTGGTTTCGTTGTAGTTACCGCGGGCGATCATCTCATCGTCGGAAACATACTCTTTTACCTGCTCCCAGCCGTTATCCGGGTCAGTCCAGGATACAACAACTGCATTGTATTTCTCTGAACGCTTCACGGAGCTACGTTTGAACTCGCCATCAACCACGTTAGCATTTGTAATTGTCGCAATCGGATCCTGTGGCGCGTCAAGCATGACAGACAGGCGCATCCCGTCCCACAGCGCAATGCCGCGAAACATGCTCGCTATCTTGTCAAGAATGTCACGCGCACTCGCCTGTTCGGTAATATAAGCATTCAGCGTCATTCTTGGTTCCTGACCGCCGTAGCCGTCATTAACAAGTTGATCGCAATACCGTGAGAGAACATAGAGCGCGCCGTCATCTACATCGATATAACCGGCACGTTTCGCCAGGCCAAAACGGGTATTCTTCGCCAGTTCACGAAACAACCAGGCCGGATTGTTAGTCCACGCTTTTTTGAATCCGCCAGTCCACAACCCTGAATAGGTTCTGGCGATCGGGTCGTAATTATCAGGAACGTCCACAATCAGTCCGCGAAGATGGTATGTCCTGCTCGGAGTGTCGGTGTACTGGTCACGGTCGATAACCGCCCCCGCAATAGCAGAGAACGGATAGTTCAGGTTATCGTCGGTGATCTCGCTGTAGCTATTCCAGATGGTGCCGTTTGACAGCAAATCACTGGTGCTGTCCGGTGTAATGCGTCTGACACGAATATCGAACGGTTTGATTTCTGGCGCATCAATCAGGTGCGCTTCAAGATACTCGCCGGAAATTTTCCCTGGGCCTATAGTAACGTTTTTTTCGATAACCCATCCGGTTGAACCGGTTCGGGACTCGATGACCATAGTTACTGAGGTGTTTTTCTGGTTTCCTTTGATGTCCTGCTCCACCAGCCCGGTTGTACCGACATTAAAACGAACGCGGGTTACATCCTGGTCTGTAATGGTGCGTACCAGCGGTGTATCGTAGTTGACTTCCGTATTAACGATGGTTGTTGCTTCGATTGCAGAGAAGCCATTAATTGGCGACTGCGTTTCAGATCCCGGCCTCCATGCTACGCTGACGCCGTTAACGCTGACGTTTCCGTTAGCGTCAGTAACCCGCGTTTTGTTCAGCCTGAATGAAGACAGATGTGACTGATCAACCGGCCCGTAAATCGGACCTTCACTGATAAGGTCGAGTACCCGGTAAAATTGTTTTGATTTGAGGTTATCGTCGAGGAGTTTCGGGGTCGATGCTTTACCGCCGCCTGAAGACATAGCGCCACCTTAGCTGATTGATTCTGTCCAGTCCTGATTGTTACTTGTGTCAATGCCGAGAGAAATGACGTTCGAGCCGACCTCCATTTCCCCGAGAAGAATTGGAACCGGTCGCCCTTGCCCGACGCGGTTTTCTGCGCTGGTAAATGAGTTGTTGGTCAGCGTGTTATTCTCTGCCGATTCTGCTGACGTTTTAGTTTTCATGTTGCGGGCCATGTAAATAGAGTACGCAACAGATGCAGCGGCGATGACCAGAGTGGCAACAAGAGCGACAGTTCCCGAAATAGCCCCCTCAATTACCGGCACGAACAACACTGTAGAACCGTTTTTAAGATTTCTGTCCATATGCCACTGCACGGAATCTTCTGTCACCTCATCACCTGCAACACGCATCCTGATCCGGGAACTGAGAAATGCTTTTTTAAATTCGTGATTCTGGGAAAGGAGTAACCGCAATCCCTGCGCTGGCGTATCAACGTTCAGAGGGACCTGGCGGTAAAATCGGCGTAAATTGCCCGCAAATTTAAAGATGAGCACTGTTCGTGTCTCCATATGGAATGTATCTGCTTAACGTATGCCGGGCGCATTGGTTCTCTCCGGCTCAGGTGTCCCGCGTGGTCGTGGTGAAGCACCATGTTGTTATCGAGGTGAATCATTGCGTGGCAAGGGTCAGCACCGGGGAATGGTTGCCTGATAATGACGTCGCCTGGTTGCGCCTCACCTGGCGATACCTGGTGAAAGCCATTGAGCGGCATGTTTTTCAGGTAGAGGTTTTCACCACGTAACCACCAACCATTCGCACGTTCAAAGTTCGGCAGGTCAATGCCGCACAGATGATATGCATCTCTGAACAGGGTGTAGCAGTCCATAACGCCATGCTCGAACTTACGCCCCAGAAGGAATGGCACTGGCCTGTATTTTCGAATTATTCCGCCGCATGCCAGCCACCACGAAAGCCCTGTAACCCCTTGCATCTGGCGATCAGCGCCAGACAGGAACGGTACGTTTTGTGGGTGCGAGTGGAATACCGCCACGACATCTCCCGCTTCCTCGGCTGCAAGCCATTCATCATCACTTATGCGGAAATGCTTGTCCGGCTCGGGGTGCACATTCCTGCAGCGGAACAGTCGATCATCATTCAGGATTAAACCGCACACCTCATTCTGCGACGATGCCGCATATTCGAGTAACTCTTGCATCAGGAAACCTTCTGAGAGCCGGGGAAACTGCTGATTGGCATTGGTTCCGGTCGCGGATAACGGAAGCGGCAGCCGCTACGGCGGTGAGAGCACTTGTCTTTCGCCGGATCCGTGGTTGGATTGTCGCGCTCATCTGCAACGGGAGGCCCGTCATATCCACACCCGACGCCGCGATACTGCCACTGGCACACGTCGGCGAGAATAGTGCGAGCCGGGATAATGGCGTTATCGCAGTCAATCGGTGTCGCCAGCGTGTAGGTCACCTGCTCGAACGTCTCTTCCGTCATCTCTTCAACGACGTAGCGGGAAACAGCCTCCTGAGTTGGGTCGGCATCAGGGTTACCGTTCGGGAAGTTCACCGCGTCCAGATATTTCACCGGAACCTGACGCCGGGTAATAACCACGCCCAGCATGTCATCAAAGTCATGGTTGATGCCCGTAAGCAAACCGGTAACGTTCGCCACCGCCATTGACGGGCGGGCATATGTGCCTTCGTTCTTTGACTCGAATCCTTCCACTGCTATCGGGTACGCCTGGTACTGGTTGCCTTTCCAGATAACGTTACCGTAATAGCCATTTGTGCCGGAATGAAACCGGATAAGGTCACCACCAAAGGGCTGCAGGTCAGCTTCAAACAAATCGATGAATGCGCCTACTCCGGCGTCTACACTGTCGATAATTAAATTTGCTGGTATGTCGCGCACGGCAAACTCCCATAAAAAAGCCGCTCGACGGCGGCTACTGATCATTTGTCAGGATGTGAAAAAAAATAAAGAGGGGTTAGGCTGAGGCTTCAACATAAAAGGAGGTTTTATGTCTGGACTGATAAACCCAAAAGACTCACCGGAAGAATCAGCGTATGCATTATTGATTGAAATGATTAGAGCCCAAAGAGTACCCGTTTACTCCAGCGGGAATATTTCTAGTCTTCTGGATATGTATGACCAGGCTGTGAAGCATTTTAAAAGTAAGGATAATGAAAGCAGTTAATTCCCCTCGCAAAGCCTGATAAAACTATCACGAACGGATTCGGCTACAGCTTTGGCCTTTTCCGTTCGTTTATCATCTTCCCACGTCGATACCCCTTCAAGTTCGCGAGAAAGCGTTTTTGCCGCAGCTTCAATTACATGATCAGGTAGTTCGGTAAACTTCATAATAATCCCCTTATCGTGGCACTTGTTCAAACGTGGCCGTTAGTTCAAACAGCGGCCCCGTCTTTGTCATACTCCATGACCGGCAGACAAACAGCGCCTGCGTTCCCGTGCTCGAGGGCGTCCAGTAAAACGACTCGACGGCCATACGTGCTATCAGAAATGCTTCGGCTTCACGCGCAGCGTTAGGCTTATTGCATTTGCTGTCATCGACTCCCTTGAACGTCAGGGAGTATTTCGACATCAGGGGATTAATCCCCTTAGTCTGCCGCTGTTCGTAGCCGTCGCCGAGTTTGACGACGGCTACGTTAGGTGTGTTCTCAACGGTGTAGGCCTTCTGAGGAGACCAGGTGAATGTTTCCGGCATTATTTTCTCCTCGGCTGGATCATGCCGTTAGGGCGATTTGCCTGATCATTTATCTGGAACAAAGCAACCCGCTTCATCATGGATTCCATCTGTTTTATCGTGGCCTGATCGATGCCGCCAGTAGTATTAATTTCGAATTTGATGTGCTGTACGACGCTGCTACCACCGCCACCGCCCTGCATATCCCTGTTGCTAATCACCTTCCCGTTGTCGCCGGGGATCATGTACTGGCTGCCGTTCGATGCCTTGAAGATTTCAGGCTTCCCACCCTCACCAACGCGATACATAGAACCGGCATCGACTGGACCTCCGTTGTAACGAGCGCCAGCGACCGCCATTCCCTTGGCCGCCAGTAATGAACCAGCATACGCAGCCTGACCAACCGCCGCCGCACTGCCGTATGTGGCAATAGAGGCGCTCATCGCTGCTGGCGCCCATGCAGAAGCAGCGGCTGTTGCCTGAGCCATTGTCGATGCCAGTGATGCGGCGGCTGCGGCCTGACCCATTAACTGGCTCTTAACCCACTCGATCCCCATCTGCACCAGACTACCAACAACGCTGTTGAGTATTGTCGTGCCGATGTTGGCAAATGCCTCCTGAAGACTTTGGGTTCCACTAATGAGACCGGTCAGAGCATTAGTCGCTCCGCTCTGCAGGCCTTCCAGAGAAGATGCCAGCAACTCATTGGCCTGACTCTGGTTGCGGAAAATTTCCCACTGCGCTGCGATGCGTGCCTGTTCATACTCAGTTTCTTGCGCGTTTCGAAGTGCCAGATATTGTGAATCCGTCTCCTGCTTAGCGGCGATGTACTGGGTATACGACATCTGTCCATTTTTATAGGATTGTAGCAATACCGACTGCTCCTGCTGCTGATACTGCTGCATAAGCGCCAGCTTCTGGTTGTTCTGGTTCGCAAGTTGCTGAACTGGGTCAACCTCTGCACGAGCTGACGCTACCGGGTTAACAACCGCTTGAGCATTAATTTTCGCCAGGTTGTTCTTGTGCTCCAGCGCCAATTTCTCGGTCGCTGTATAGTATTCCTTCTGGTCAATCTTACCGGCAGTTAGCGCCGCCTTCAGATTGTCCATGGATTCACTGTAAGATTTGTTCTCTGCTTCCTCGGGAATAGCTTTGAGGGCTTCAGCTACCCCCTTCGCGGCGGCAGCGGCATCCCATGCTTTTGCAGCATACTGCCCTGCGAGTTGAGTTTGCTGCTGCGTAGCCCCTTTGCCGAGGGATTGTTGTGCCACCAAAATTGCTTGAGAACGGATCAGGTCAGTGGTTGATGCAGTGGCCAGCTCCGATTTTTGCCGGAGATTCTCCAGTTTTTGGGCGATTGCTTCTTGCTGATTAGCGTATTTATTCGCCTCAGACGTGGCGTCTTTGGTTTCCTTTTTGCCTTTCTGCTGAGCTTGCTGGGCGTCGTATTCGGCAGCAGCCCTTTCCCTCGCAAGCCTGACATCATTGTCAGTTCCACCAAGTTTCCTGATGTCCTGCTCAGCCTTCAACTGCGCACGCTTACGATCGTTAAGCTCACTCTGGAGCGTCACCTGGTCTTGCAGTTTATCAAGGTAGTCCTGAACGTCTTTCGGTCGCTCTACCATCAAACTGCTGGAGTTGAATTTCTCCTTCGCTTTTGCGGCAAAGTTAATCATGTCTCCAAGCTTGCCCATCATGCCAGCGGTGATACCAGCTTCCTCACCATCCCGGCGAAGTAGGTCAATCCCTTGCCTCATCGTGCCATTAAGCGTGGCGCGTCCGATGTTAATAGCGTTCTGAGTCTGGCTGAGGCGATTCTGAGCACGCTCAAGATCGAGAGTTGCAATCGCTAATTTATCCTGGGCACCACCTAATGCTTCAGCAGCCTGACGGCCTCGAGTGGTGTTCGTTCCCCAGTTAGCGATCTCCCTTTCTTGCCTCTGAACAGCAGCTGTAGCGTCGTTAAATTCTTTCTGTGCATCGGCTACTGCGTCGCTAAGGGTTGGCAGATTCTGGCTTAACTTGCCAATGGTGGCTGCCAACTCGGTATGCGACATAGTCTGGAACTTAGCGCTCAGTTCATTGACGCTATCCGCCAGGTTATTGGCATCGTCTCTGGCCTCTTTAGCTCGCTGAGAGAAATATAGAATCGCACTGGCCGCGAGCATGGCAGCACCACCAGCCCCACCTATCAATCTTAAAGCCCTGCTTGCCAGACCAGCCCCGGATGATGCTGCCGCTTGAGCTGCGTTACTTGCTACTAATGCTCGATTGTAATTTGCAACAGCAGCAGTAGCCGCTACCCTGGCGACAGACAAGCGTTGCTCGGCAGCGGCGGCATTCGTCGCACTAACCGCTGTCTGCTTCATCATCTCCGCAAGGCGGATCTCGTCCAGCGCCCGTTCTTTTGTGACAGCGGCTGCGCGGAGGTCGGCGGCAGCTTTATTTGCAACGGCTTGCGCCGCCTGCATCTCTGCTGCTGACTGATTTCTTGCAGCAACTGCGGCTTTTACCTTCGCAGCGGTAGCCATTGTCAGTGCGCCAACATAGCGACTTCCCATAACAGCAGCTGCGGCAGTCAGGATGGCACTAAGGGCGCCGATGTTCTCACTTACGCTGATCACGGCATCATTGAAAATCGCTGTACCGGTTTTTACCGTGGAGTTTTCGCCAAAGAATTTGGTGATGTTATTGCCTGCAACCTGCAAAGCCTGACTGATTGTGGTTGTTGTGTTGGCAAATTCAGCACCAATCATTGCTCCCTGCGACAGTAGCCCGTTAACCACTACGTCTGTGGTCAACTTACCGGCAGCAGCCATGCTACGCATTTGCCCGATGCTTACGCCCATAGAGTCGGCTAACGCGACAATTAGACGGTTACCCTGCTCATTTACTGAGTTAAATTCCTCACCACGAAGGGCTCCAGATGCCAGACCTTGCGAGAGCTGAATAATGGCATTTTCTGCTTCCTGAGCTGTGGCGCCAGAAACAACAAAACCCTGGTTGATTATCGTCGTAAGTTTCGTCAGATCCTGTGCGCTTGTGCCGTATTCTCTGGTAGCCCGTTCAAGGCGAGCATAGAGCGATGCAGTTGCATCCAGGCTGCCGCGAGTCTGTTGAGTAATGTCGAATACACGCTGCGTGACATCAACTAATTGCTCGCTAGGGCGCAGGGAGTTTGCGAGTTTGTTGTTAACGGTCGCCCATGCATCAGCGTACTCAGAGACCTGTTGCACAGATAATGCCGTAGCGAGGGAGGTTGCGACACCGGAAAGGCGCAGCATTGAACGCTCAGTGTTGCCAACAGCTTTAGTCGTGCCATCAAAACCGCGCTCAAGTGTATCGAGGCGTTGATTTACTCGCTCTTGCGCTGTAATCACCCCCTGCACATCCATTTCGATATCGTAGTAAATCCCACCTGCATTTGCTGGCATTATCTTTCTCCTGGCAATAAAAAACCCCGCCGGAGCGAGGTTGGTTGTGTAGAAAGGCTGTTCGGATTATTTAAAATTGCTAATTAACCGATATTTAATGCTTTGGTTGCTCGCTTCGATCACTTCAAACTGAGCACCTTTATAACCAATGAGCTTGGACTCGGACAGGTCATACTCAACGTCATTGTTGAACGCTGGTCGAGCCATGTTAGAAGAGAATTCTCGGTAACCTATGTTAATTTTATTTCCTACACGCCCGTTATAAAGCAGAGCCTGCTGGAAGGATGAGTCACCGCTAATATTCAGTTTGGTCTTTTCAATTGGCATATTGGTTTCGCAAGATGTCACACCAAAAATCGTGATAACGCACAACGCACGGTCAGCTTTTTTGACCATAATCCCTTGCCACATATCAGCAAGAGCTGCCTTATCAACATTCGCCGAATCGACCCCACCTGTCGGATAGTAGAAATCAGCAGCGCTATCCTCTCCAACCTTCTTAAGGAGCCCTGGCGTGATCGTGTAGCCCCATGAAACCTTTGCAGGTGCGGTAACCTTAAGCCCTTCGACTACCTGACTAACCCCTTGCTTGATCAAAGAATCACCAACAGATGCCGTGTTAACACTGCCAACAGCGGGCTCACTGTAGTTTTCGATTTTTGGCACATAGTTATATTTGGGTGACGTACAACCGGCTAACACCAGCACGGTACTTGCGAGAATTAAGAAATTTTTCATATCCCTATCCGAATGTGTAAATGTTCGGATTAATCCTATCAGGGCTTGTGGTAATCGCAACGGTAGAAGCTGATTTGTTGATCTCAAGCAACGAGAAAACCCGCGGTTAGGATAGGGATAGATGGCTGTGCTGTAGTTAGCAAAAAGCCGCCGAGTGGCGGGTGTTAGTGACTGAATATGGTCAACCCAGATTTGGATCTATTCATTTCTGTTTACTATTACTCCGGCTAACAACCGAATCAGCGGCTCTCCTAGAAGAATCCTGCTTTGCGGTAAAGCGCTTCAATATGTCTGGGCCGGTTAAACTCAAAATTACCGTAAGTAATTGCCATAATGTGAGAAAAACAAGCAAGCCATATGATATTCCACGAAATATTTCCTTGTGTGACAGAATCCAATCAGATTGTTTTAACAGAGGGGCAATTATTCCCACCAACAATACTAAGGCAAGTATTGCTGTGGAGTGAACGATCGGCGTGAATAACCGATGTATCCCCTCATTTCCTCCACTAGAGTTGCCCCCACGGAAAGATTTTTTTAGCCTTTCTGGATAAATAATTGCGAACCAAGCACCAACAACTGCAAAAATTATTGATGCTGTAGTTCTCAGGGCTTCAAAAAGCGGCCACTGCAATGCAAAGGCAATTGTGCGGCCAAAATACCCGGCGGCGAAAATTGCTAAAGTAAATACCAATGCAATTGCAAATAGAGTCGCTTTTTTTTTCATTAAAGTCCTGAACCTCGCAAAATCAGTGCCTTTTTACTTCTAAGATCAGTCAGTAGAGACTGAAGGTTTACAATCTCATCATTTTCCCTTTCGATTCGAAGATCAAACTGAGTCCTAGACAGAGAATTACTCAACCAGTAGGTTTTGTTCGCTTCCCCTTGAAAAACAAAGCCATAGTCATTCACCTCTGACGGATCCGCATTCCATTCTTGGATCATTTGGTTCACGTCGCCCAAATCGACATGTGGGGATATGGTATATCTTACCTTGGTTGAAGGTTGGGCTGCGTGCTGAGCCCCTAGACTTATTTTAGCAAGCATTTTCTGCCACAAATCAAGGTCTGGACCAATGCTTAAATCAAGCTCAATAATTCGTTCTATTTTCTTTATGAAATTAACTTTTTGTTTAATTTCTTCATGTTTCCCAGGGTTTTTGATTAATGCAGTATTGAACCTCGGGAAATAAACCCTTTTTTCTTCATGCTCATCAGACACATCAAGCATGTATCGGCTAACCCTTACCTCATGCGAACCATCATCTTGCTCCACAACTTCAGCTTTGGCATGCTTCGAAGATTGCTTTAAAAAACACTGCATATACTTCTGTAACGAACCCTGAGCTGTCACTTTGTTATGAAGCCGAACTGTTGCCATCAAATTCTGATCTGAGATAAACCAAAAATAAGTAGCAAACCCAGGAATGCTACCTTCCTGAATCGGATTCATTATAACTTCCGGCTCAGCACCAAATCTTGCATCTTCACTAAGTGAAGGCATGCGTTGACCATTACTTGGAACTTCGTTCCATAGAAGCAGGACCCAATCCTCACCAACACTTTTAGAATCAACTAAGTAGGATGGATAACGTTCTTCATCAGCCTCAAAGGTCTTAGTTTCCTTAAGCGTCTTAGGTTCCGCCCAATCTTTAAGATCGACCAAAATTTCAGCCAACGATCCAAAATCGGGTAATCCAGCACCAGAACGATAGAAACCAGCATTTCTCACACGATAAAACGTAAAAGTCGCTTGCTCAGTAACCATAAACCTCAACCTTGAGTAATAGGAAAAGGTTTAATTTAATACTAAACAGGCTTTAAGGTTACCTGATTATTTGAACAGCATCAGATACTGTATAAATACACAGTACATTACTACCATGCGATATGCAAAAAGGTATCGCCTATTGATAAAATCAAATAACACCTACATCTTAGCCAATCGTCGCGCTTTCTTCGCCATATAGTCATCAGCAACCGCGTCGTACTCTTCACGCGTAAATCCTTTCTGGTCTGGATATTTCGCCGCCAGCAGCATCTGGAATTCGGTCATCGTTAACTTCGAGGCTTCGGCACGGTTCATGCCAAAGTGGCTACGTGCTGCACTGATGTACTCGAACGCCTTAAACTCAGTCGTACGCTCTCCCTTCTCATGTCGCTGCAACTGGCGAACCTTGGCTTTACCGACAACGCCGTGAGTAATTAAGCTCTGCGCAACAAGTAGCATGCTCGATGCTGGAATTGAGCCTTTATGCCAGACGAATCCCCACCGTCCTGATTTACCCGGCTCCAACCAGCCAATAAGTGGGGAAATATCATCATCACAACATGCGGTGAGAACTGTATGAGCAGCTACGAATGCCGGTTTTGAGAATTGAATATCGGACATGTGCTCACTTAACCAGGATGGAATGTATCCGTATGTCTCGATAGCTCTTTTAACCATGGGCGTAACGTTATCGTTGTGAAGATGGTGGAACGCGCTAACTATCTCCTGCGGCGAACCAATACGAACCATGGCTTCAAAAGATGGTCGTAAGAAATAGTCGGCTTCGCGATCAACAATCAGGCATTCGCCAATTTCTTTCAGTGGTGTCATGTGGTTTCCCATGCAACGGTCATTATCAAGGGCAGCACGCCACCCTTTGGAATGTCCGTTAAGTAACGGTAACCGTATGCACGGCCACAAAGTTGCCGTCTTCGGTGTTGATGATGATCTGTGCGCTGCCTGTGGCGACGCGGTTCACCGTGACGGCGGTACCGGAGGCCGTAGCCGTGGCTTTGGTTGGATCGGTTGATGCAACGGTGAAACCTTTGTTGGTTGCGCCTGTTGGCGCGACGTTCACTGTAAACGTACTGGTTCCGCCCGCAGCGCCAGTGCTGGTAGCCGGAGTTAGCGTCACACCTGTCACTGCTATAGCGGTCAGTTCGTTAACTTCAATCGTGCTCGCATCACCGACCTTGAACTCGGTGGAGAACGTGACGATGTCATTGGTTCCACCGTCAGAGCTGAGCGCTGTAACGTTCATGTACCCGATGAACTCAACCGGGCCATAGTCCATGCGAACCCAGATACCGGGCTGCTTCTTAGCCTTCAGCTGCGCAGCAAAGTACGTGATGAACTTGCCGATCCCGTACTGGTCCAGCTTGTCTTTCTTACGTACTTCACCTTCAAAACTGATAGTGAAGTCACTGTTCGTGATGATGGTTTCGACATAGCCGCCGCCGTCATCTGCGTCTGAAGTAACAGAGTTCGGGTTGAAGTCGAAGCCCTTAGACGTGCCAGCGGCCAGCGCCAGCCACTCAGACTCAAGTGGTTTAACGTCCGGGCAGCCATCGGCAACCTCCAGCACGATAGCGCCGCCAAACAGGCGTTCATTTGAGTTCTGGCAATCAGCCATTTGAAACTCCTTAATTTGCATAAAAGAAAACCCGCCGAAGCGGGTCTGTCTGGTTGAGGGAGCTATTCGCCGAAGGTGCAAGCGAACTGGAGTCGAAAGACTATTCGTCCTTCTTCTGTGAGCACCGGCGCGGGGATTGCGCCCATGTTCTGGATGTAGCCGACACATTCATCAGCCATGGGATTGGTCTGGACGTAATCGACGATACGCTGAACGGCATTAAGCGCATCTTTACGCTTGTCTTTCGCACCGACGACATCGACCAGGACGTGATACTCAGAGCCAAGGTCCGTTCTGATATTAGAACCACCGTTTGGCCTGAATACCATCACCGCTTTCGACAGGTCGCCCGGGTCGTCATACATCAACTGCTGCACCATGAACCCGTCAGTAAGCCCGGCATCACCGAACATATTGCGCACCCGCTCATGCATCATGGGGGTCATAACGAAAGCTCCTTGAGAATCACCGCATCAATCTGACTCCGGGTATCTTCAAAGCCTTCCGTCAGAAACTCTTTCTGTGCTGTCGAGCGCCGGAAGACTTGGGGTACATCAGGATCATGAACATAAACAGCATAATTAGCCGAGTACCCAACCCTCCCGGTGACCAGAGTGCCACTGGTGTTAATTTCACGGTACTGACTATTAAGCAACGTAGATGTATCGATTGGGGTGTATAACGCAGCCTGAGAGCTACCGATAATCATTGCCGACTGCAGAGCCCTAACCACCTTACGGCCTCGAACATCCTGAATAATTCGGTTCAGGTTGGCCTTAGCCTCGCGGATACCGCGAACTTTAGCGCCCATATCCTACTCCAGTCAGAATGGCGTAATCATCCGCCAGGCGCTCAAACGTATCGGCGTAACGGATAACCTGCCGCACCTCGTCGGCACCGGCGACAACCGGGTCAGCTTCGGTAGACACACCAATCAACAGGTAATCACCTGCGAACGCCAGCGCGAACTCCGTCCATACGGTATTCTTCACGACGATTTCGGCGCCCAGGCTGCCGATGCGCTTTGACAGACCACCCTCGTAGTCACAGAGAATCTGCTCAGGCGGTTTATAGCCTCGCGGGTCGCCATATTCATCATTACCTGCCATCTTGCGCCAGATTGTCGCTGTGGCGGTATAGGACCAGTTAGCAACCGAAGACATACCCTATTCCCTCCATTGCAGTACAATCGCGCCTGTCGCCCGGATGCGCGGGCAGTTGATATGCCACTCGCCATTAGACTTAACAAAGCCGGTTGTCTCCCGCCCAGTGTCAGTCAGAACCCACACACGTACGAATGAGCGGGGTAAAGTTTGCTTAACGGATGTCCACGTCATCAACAGCCCCCAACGACATCGAAGAACCCGACACTGTTACCGGCGCTGATTGGCAGTTCACTGGTGCAGCCGCTGGTATCGAGCTGAGTCAGCGACTCCCGCAGCCAGGTGATGCTATCGGTACCGTAATCGAAAGAACGGGACGCGCCAGACGGTGCGCCCTGTGATTTCAGGCGGCGCGCGCCGGACGATGTCGCCATCAACGCGGCTGCGTACATCAGGATCAGCTTCGCAGTGCACTCGTCATACCCCGCACCATCGAGGCACGGGATAATCTTATTCACCACGCAGAGAATCGGGTCCAGCAGCGCTGCGGGGATGGAATAACCCAGCTCACCGAGGAACGCCTGCACGTCTGTCGCCGTGATTGGGTCAGCCATGGTTATTTAACCTTCTTCTTGCTGGAGTTGTCCTCCGGCTGCTCCGGCTGCTCCGCAGCATCAACGCCCGGCGAGGCCACCTCAAACACCTGATCGTCATCAGTGAGGATTTCCACCAACCCGGCATTCTCCCAACGGTACGCAGTACCACGATCAACTTCCACCTTTGAACCAACCTCCAACTTTCGGAGGTTGGCACCAGTGAACAGGTTATTGCCAATTACCTTTACCAGCGCCATTCGAACCTCCTTAACTGCTCGCGAAGAGCACGCCGTGTTTCAGGTTGATATCCTGCTTAACCATCAGGCCAGCAGCGCCCCAGGTGCGCCAGATATAATCGCTGTTGTAGAACTGGCGAGGGTCTGCAACGGTGCCCACGGCCTGACCGACAACAGGGGCAACGACGCCAGCAGCCAGCGGCACTACCAGAATCTGGTTACCTTTGAGCTCAGCATCTTCTTTCACAGCAGCGATACCTGACAGCTTCAGGATTTCATCCAGTACGGTCCTGGTCTTGTTCTGGGTATCGAAGTACTGCTCCCAGTTCGACATAATTTCGCTGGATACGTACCAGGTCTGCTGGCCGTACTGATGGTTCTGGAGTTTCAGAACGTCACGCAGTGCGATAGCACCTTTACGGATAGCATCCGGGTCAGCGCTGGTTGCGAAGTTGATGTTCAGACCAGACGCACCGAGATCAACCAGGCCGACGCGGTCATCGTTCTTCAGACCTTTCCACGTTTTACCGTCGAAGGTAACGAAGTTGCCCTCAGAGTCACGGAAGCCGTTGAACATGTAGTCCACAATTTTGCGGCGAACGTCATCAACTGAACTGCGCTGGGCATCAGCCAGCGATGCCAGGGCTGAACCTTTATTGAAGATTGGATCACGCCAGTGGAATTTAAAGCCGGAGTCATGCACCGGCACCATTGTGCCATCGAAGCTGTACGCGCGAGCATCCAGTGCCGCACCAATCTGGCCTGACATCGAGGTGTGAGCCCAGCCACGACCGCCGGTACGTGCGTATTCGTACACCGACTCTTCCAGTCGTACGGAGCGAGACAGTGGCATCAGGTCGTTGAACAGTGTGAACTCAGTGTTCGGCTCGAACTGAGCCAGAACGGTCTGATCGTACGCGCGATACATGCGGCGAATATCATCTACTGCGTTCACAGCATCCAACTGGCCTTGCTCACCAAAGCGAGCCCGAGCGATGAAATCGGCCACGGCTTGGGCGCTCATGTTGCGCGCCATCTCCAGTTCGCGGAACTGCGCCTGGTTTACTTCGAGGTTACCGGTTCGTTCACCGATAGAACGGGAAAATACAAGCATTCAGTTGCTCCTTACTTGATAACAACGCGCAGAAGATCGCCTGCAGCAACGGTGTACGCCGTGTCTTCTTCGACAAATGCGCGAATGGATTCATCGGCCCCGACAGCTTTCACTTGCCCATCAGCGATGGATAGCGGCTGGCCTTTTTTGTACGTACCGGCAGCGGCGCGTACGTTCAGGAACATTCCCTGCATCGGATGAATGCCCACCACCAGCTCATTAGCCGGGATTGCATCATCAACCGTCTGACAGCGCAGATAATCGAAGTCGGCGACATAGAGAATCGCCTTTTCGTTACCATCAACTGACGCAGTAAACTTGCCCGCGACGAAAGTACCGATGATGCCGGGCTTAGTAGCCGCCGCAGCTGCACCTTCGCGGTTTAATAGTGGGTTGGGGAATACGCCGCCGGCGTGAATTACGTGTTTTCCATCTTTAGCCATTTTTTACTCCGGCATTTCGCTGACTGATTGGGTGTTATTGGCCTGGCGGAATGCACCATTCAGGCCGGTGGATGTCTGGCACTGAGCAAACAGTTCTTTCAGCGGCTCGCCGTCCAGCGCGTTCACGGCGACATCGGTCATGCCGAACTTGGCTTTCACCGCAGCGCGTTGCTCTGACTTCTCTTTATCGGCATTAACGGTCAGACCAGATTTAACCGCGGCGAGATCGTCAGCAAATGGCTTAAACCATGCTGGGGCTTCTGCCTGGTTGTTGGCGCGCTCACGCTCTTCTTTTTCAGCCTTTTCGCGGGCGGCCTTTTCTTCAGGCGTTTCCTCTTTGGGCTTTGCCTTCTCGGCGGCCATCTGGTTGTAAGCGTCCATCAGCTCGGCGTCGGACTTGCCTTCAGTCGGCTTACCAGCGGCTTTCAGCGCATTGATAATCAGTTCTTTCATCGGATCGTTCTCTCCGTTGGTTTTAATCTCGTACTCAGTGGGTTTGCGCACGACTTCTACAGGTTCGCCGACGAACACGGCTTTACCGCCTTCATCGATGAGGTACTTCTGTTTGAAATATTTCGCTTCATCGCGATAGATGAAGGTGTCCGGCCAGACAGACTCAGGCCAAAGCCATTTGCCATCGGTCCGGCCTTCCCGGAGCTTGTCGCTGATAGCGCGCTGGATATCGTCGAACGAGAAAGCAGAGGCGTTGGTGAAGAAGAATTTCGCTTTGTTCAGCAGCCCCTCACGGGTGCAATCGGCCCCATCGGCGAGGCTGACCACTTCAATTTCCTGATCGTCACCTTCGGCGTTAACGAAGATGCCAACGCCTTCTGACGGCGTGCCCGCCCCCGGTTCGTCCAGCAGCACAGCAACGTGGTCAAACATCATGTTGGTGGCGATCTCGTTGTACTTCTTGCCCTTCGATTCGCCATTGGCGGCGATACCGGAATACAGCAGGCCGGTGGAGATGTGGATCGGGTCGACATTGGTCCCGGCCGCCATCTCATCCAGGCGGTTAACGAGGCGCTTACCCTTCTCGCTGGATTCGGCAAACTGGCGGTCTACGTACATATCGCCGCTAACTTTGCCGTCGTTGTGGGTAACGTTCTGGAACCAGGCCCCGACGTGGTAGTTATTCACCGCCCGGACGTCACGCGCCGATACATGCTTGCCATCCACCTTAGGGTGGCCCAGCGGCATCGGATTACGCTCAAGCGTGTTATAGGCTTTTTCGATTTCTGCTGCCGGGTACAACTTCCGGTTCATCACGATATCGTCCACGACAGGCGTAATGCCGCGAACCACAATATGTGGCTTGCCGTCGATGGTTTCAGTGGTGATGTTTGAAGCGGAGTTGACGACGGTCAGCACGTTAACGCGGTTGCGTTTCATGCTGGGTCCTCATTGGTGGATTTCAAGCAATAAAAAACCCGCCGAAGCGGGTTCTTTTAGTACTTTTCAAACTTTATGAAACTGTTTATTTCATTGGTTAAACATGGCAGCGCAATCCCTTCAAGATCGCCAACCTCAAGGATAAATGGCTCTGCCACATCCCTTCCCCTGTCTAAACAGAATCGGAATTCGCTTTGGTGCTCGTAATCGCTTTGTTTGTAGAAAACAGCATCGTCGGGGTTTGTAAGAGATAGAGAACTATTTTTGTCGTAATAATTCACCTTTTCTGCCCTGAAGCTTAAAGCTTGCTTATCAGTAATTAATGCACCTGCGGCATTTCTAATTTTATCCAGAAAAGGAGGGATTTTTGGTATAACAACAGCATACTCCCCAAGATTTGCTAGATCGTCAGGAACAGTGAAATAACCTTGTAACTTCTCGATAGTTTCTTCGTCTACTGGTTCATCTATCCCTACTCCGTGCGAATGGAGTAATGTAATGCAAAATACATTGATTGCATCATGCCTATTCATTCTCATGATGATAGGTCCGCCAAGATCCTCTTCGGTGATGATTATTGGTTCAGCACCCTCAGGCTTAATGACAATTCTCATACCCTTAGGCTGGAACCATCCACCAACAGCTTCATGTTTGTCACCAACGTTCCCGTCATGTGCATCTTCAAATTCTTTAAAAAACTTGATTGTGTTCATGAAAATCTTCCCTTTGAGGAAATCATTACGATATTCCTCTTTAGAGAAAACCTTTACAAAAAAGCCAAATTCTTTTCCCATAAATCCCAACAGATACGAGGTGATTAAGGATTTGAATATTAATTATTTATCCTTCTTCCAACCAGATCTTTCTTTGGTGAGTTTTTCCGCCAGTCCTTCATTGAAGATGCTGCCGTCGTCGTTAAGCAGTACCGGGATCTGGCTGCAATAGCAGTGATATTTGTTCCCATCGACCGCATACCAGTCGCGCACCTCTTGCACGGTCCTGACCTTTCCATGCCAAAACGCGTGCGTTGTCCTGGTTGTAGGCTTCAGCGCAGAAAGATGGAGAAGACCGGTGTTTAGCCCCAGCCTCTCAGATGCCCAGTCCGTCTCGTTCCATTGTGCCAGCCGCAGCGCACCGACCTGCTCGGTCTGAGCGATGGTCTTTGCCTTAGACATCGACACGTCGAGTCGTTTGCTTACGATGCCGGCTGTCTCGCGTGGATTAATTCCCCGACCAATCGAGTCAGCAATGATATTTGCCAGGTCAGCACGGGCTGTGTCGCTAATACCTTTCCAGTCGCTGTACGTGCTGATGTAAGCGCTAGCGATTTGGTTCTGGTAAGCCGGGCTGGACAGCAGTTGTTGCAGCGTTGTCTGGCTGGCGTAGGCCTGAGATTGCACTGAAAGGTTGGTGAAGGCGTTAAGCGTGCCGCGCTCATACTCTGCGGCGACATAATCCAGCGCCCAGAGGTTCTGGCTACCACCTTCCAGCAACTCGTCATCCAGTCTCGCCTGAACCACCTGCAGGAGATCGGCCAGTTGGACCGACGACATGTCGTAGATGAACTTACCGGCATTGACCTGATACAACGAAGGCTCAGAACCCTCGTTATTGCACATCATCCACGACCGTTCGCCATTGGTTTCGCGTTTCTGCCCGGTAAGCCGCTGGTCAAACAGCGTTTTCAGTCGGCGCTTTATCGTCAGATAGCGTTCATCGATGTCACGAAACATCCGCCCTACCTGCCGTGCTGACTGCGTAGGGTCGGCTTTATTACGTGGTACGACTGGCGTTCCGATTCGGGTCTGCACTGCCATCATCATCTGTCAGCGGATCCTTATCGGTTTGTTTAGCGTTTGGGTCTGGGGTTGCAGGCTCTTTACGTGGCTCAAGTTCGCCGACGGCGCGGACCTCGTTCTCATCGACCGCTGGTGTGCCGTAAGCCTGCTGCGTTTTCTGCGCCACGTCAGCCATCACCGCCATATTGGCAAGCTTTTCTTTCTCGCTCGGGGCTAGTAAATCTGACCAGACCAATGAAACCTCACCGGACGCGGGTGGCTCAATAATGCCGACGTTCCAGAATCGCTCAATCACACGGGCGATAACGTCTGATTGAAACCCCCAGCGGCGACCGTTACAACGATTCGCCCAGGCCGTTTTGTCCTCTTCCGAGGCGAGATTCCCCGTCTGCTTGCCGAACATAATGTTGAACGGGCATTGAATTGTTGAAGAGAACGAGTTCGCCGAGACTGTCCAGCTAGGCGTTGGGTCGGCGGCGGCAACTGAGAGCACCGACGTTTTCCCACCCTGGGTAACCAGTGCGGCGTCGGTACCACTGTTGAGCTTATTAACCTTGTCATTCATCGCATCGCCGAGTCTGTCGTAACCGGCTTCCTTCGCCTGCTTAATGAGTGAATCTATACTTACCTTCTCATCGAATTCGGTAGCCAACTGGCGGCTCGCGTTCTTCAGAAAGCCCTCGGCGCTGCCACCCTTCGTTTTTTCGATGTCCAGAAGGTCGTTGTAGCCAGCTTCCAGCAACGGAATACCGGAGAGGATGTTGTCATCCTCTGAGCCTTCACAAAGCAGAATGATGCGATCCGGATGAACCTGAACAGAACGCGGGCTGCTATAAGTTCCCTCATCACCGATGGGTTGCTCGTTAAACTGGTAGCTAACCGGCTGCCCATAGGTTTCAGACCAGGTATCTATATCCAGATTGCCCGGTTTGATCTGCGGCTCCCACGCAGGGATTAACTTCACCAGAGCCTTGCTGCCGAGTTTTTTTACCACATCAACATCAATCGGCTGCCACCAATCCCGGTTATCGCGGACCTGAATCAAAAGCGCAGAGTAGCGACCAATCATATTACGGCGATCGGCATCCTTAATTTTTGCCCAGTGCTTCTTCATCAGCTTTGTGACAGCCTTTTCCCACTTCGTTGTGGCTGTCGACTCCCTGTCTTCGTCGCCATCAATGATGGTGGGCAGATCTATCCAGCAGGCGTCGAGCAGTTTGTGCACCGCAGAATAACCCGTCGAACCACGGCGGTATTGACGATAGAAATTATCGAAGGTGAGCGTTTCCGGATAACCGAACTCATCCCACAACTTCGTGCGCTTCACGTTGCCATTACGCCCAGCGTATTGCATGCGCTGGCGCCCGATTGCATCAGCAAGGGCGTTAACGAGGAATGAGACCTCGCCTTGTTGTTCACTCACTGATGAACTCCTTAGAAGAAGATGGCTCCCACCTTCGCCGGTGAGTGCAGTACGCGGTAACGAGTGGCATCCCAGTCGTGGTCTTCCTGGGTGGTGTCAACGTCGTCAGGTTTTTTGTCGTCACGAACTAAAACCGGGATGCGGCTTATCCAGCCCCGGCAGTGCTCCATTACATAGAAAGCTGGCTTCTCGGGTATTCCTGACTCCATCTTTTTAGCTTCAACAACGGCCTCAAGCATGTCAGCAAAGAGCGATGCGCCGTTGATGCGTGAGCCTGGTTTCTTGTCTGCGGGTATCCATTTGACGCCCTGCGCTTCCATCTTCTGTGCAATGGAGAGCTCGTTGTCACCGGTGTTGAAGATCGCACCATCAGCCGGGCCGGGAATAACTTCGCTACATATGCCCGGCACAATGTGCATCTGGCCTTTTCCCTGTACTTCTTCCGGCTCGTCCACTTCCTCGCCCACCAGCCGCTTATCCACCCACGCCACGCCTTTAGCGACGTTGGTTGACGACATATTCAGGCCTTTGTTCAGCTCGTCAGGCGGGCAGCCGTACCACTCGCCAATCAGAATCAGAGACCCGGCAGGCGGGCAGAACTGGCGGCCATCAGGTAATTCGGCGGCAGTGCCGTCAGCGCGGGCCCACCAGAGGTTGGAGAACGGCTTAGATTCCCCCCAGTCATGGGAGCGGTCGACCGTCCAACTATCCGGGATGCGGAACGGCTTAATGACGTGCAGTGACGCATTCCACAGGTGGTCAAAGCGCCCGCCGCTGGTAACGTCCCAGGAACCCTCAACCCATGCTTTTCGCCGGTTCGGGTCTTTAATCGCCATCAACGTTGCAATGTACTGCGGGTCGAGGTACGGGTTCTCTTTAAACGAGCCATGAATAGCCACTCGCGTCAGCGTCACGTCCTCTTCTCGCTCGGTCTGAGGGTTAAACACCTTTTGTGTTTCGCGAATGATGGTGCCGCGCGGCGCAGGTTCGATGAAACGCTTCTTCACCCAGGTATGGCCGATACCGAATGGGTTGGTCGTGCTGAATGTTTCGAGCGGGATTGGCTTCAACAGACCGCCGTTAGCCAGCGGGTAGTTCTCCGGCCGGAACGATGAGCGCCGGCAGGAGAACATCATTTCGTAGAACTCAGCAGACTGCTGCTTTGTCAGCTCGTTAAAGCCGATGAACGGGAACTCCTGACCGTGGTAATCCCAGTAATCCCCCTCTTCCTTCCCAAAGCGGAACAGCAACTCTTCGCCAGTCGGCCATACCCAGCGCAATTCAGATGCTGACGCCAGATAGCGTGCACCGTCATTAAACAGGCGATACATACGCTTTGACTGGGTAATGATGTCGGTGAGGTTTTTATACTCGGTATCGAAAATGACGCCACGCCAGAACGAGCCATAGCCCAGACCAACCAGGCGACGAAAGCGCGCCAGTTGCGCGGCGGTTTTACCGGGGCCTCGCGTACCTTCGTAGAGGATTTCGTTACACGGGCAACTCAGGGAGAGCGATTGCGATCCCGGCAAAGGTTTCCATACGGCTTTGTAATTCATCCACCAAGAACCTCGTTCTGTTGTTTCTGTGCTGCCTTTTCCCAGTCGTCAACGTTATCGCAGGACGGGACCGGCATGATGCTGTGGGTTGCCGTGACCTTCTGTTCAACCTGCTCTTTAAACGCCTGCACCTTGATGTGCTTGCCGAGCAGTTCAAGGTTCTTGACCTTATCCGGCCACTTAACCTTTTTGAGGATGGTCTCCGCCGTTTCCTCGTCGAAGTTCTGAATCGTGGTGCTGATGTCCAGACCGGTTAGCGACGTTCGCCAGGCCTTGGGCCACGAACTGATCGGCCTCAGGCTACCGTCGTCGTTTAGAATGTCCAGAACGTCCATCTGGTCGATTTCAACCAAGCGCCGCAGCACATAATCAGCATCAACACCCACATCTTCGTTGCGCTTCGCTTTGAGTTCGGCGATTCTGTTTTGGATGTCAACTTTTGACAAGTTCTGGGCAGCTATGCGGTTTGCAGTCTTGACGCTGTACCCCGCCCGAATAGCCGCCTGTGTAGCGTTTAAATCGATGAGGTACTCGCGACAGAACATCTCTTGTTTGTCGGTGAGTGCCATAAATAAGTTATCAGTTCCAAAGGAAAATTAAGAATGGCAATGCTGTCCATTGATAAGACATGCCCCCACTGCTTGAAGGAGCGGGCTGTATTGAGATGTATTGAACAAGCGCCTTTAAGAAACAAATGTTATTCGCTGGTATTTCAATGTCATTCATGCTTCAAGCTTTTAATTGCTGAGGTAGAAACAGATATTCAAAGCACCCCAGAGGATTATGCAAAGACGCAAGTTTACCCCGTCATTCTCAATAATAACCCGCGATTTAACGTCCTCGATACTTACCCTTCACATAAAACCTTTTCCGCGCCAGAAGCAACCCCAGAGAGAGCTGCAAAATTTTTTGTAGAGGCAAAAGAAGATTTTGCAAAAGGACGTTATGAAACCAGCGCAATGAACTGCCGAAAAGTGATCGATATCGCGACCAAGGTGCTTCATACAGGCAATGAGGATAAGTTAGTAAAACGAATATCCGCAATAAGAGGTACGGGACTCATAACACAAGAAATGGCAGACTGGGCACACATCGTCCGTATTGATACAAATGTTGCAGTTCATTCAGATGAAGAATTCACCGCTGATGAGGTTGATCAGCTTTTGAAGTTCACAGAAGTGTTTTTGACATACTCATTCACTTTACCTGCGATGGTGAAAGCCAAGCGGGATTCTGAATAAACGTAGAATGTCTCCATTCCAATACGATGGGTCTGCCCATTGTAATGGCAATAAAACAGCCACCAGCGCTTGCCAGTGGCTTAATGAGGGTAAGGTTACACCTCTAGTTTTTGAATCGCCTGGATTGAAGTGACAACACATTGGCGACGACTGACATTGTTTGCTTCCGCAATGTCCATCTCAGTTAACAGAACCTGAGAGTCTATATCCTGTCCTTTTTCTAATCGAAGGAAGTGATTGCCTTTATTCACCAAAATCCAGTCAGCGGAGTAAATCTCCCAAACGAGAAAATACAACATAAGCATCCTTATCAACAGTTATAAACACTGAAGTGTAAGTCAGCATAAACCTTACTAAAAGCATTATCGAAGCCCCTCAGCGAAGAGCTTCTGTAATCCTATTGCCGGTCTTGTTCGATTTCCCGTATCCCCGCTAGCTGGTTATTCGCCTTCTCAATGACTGACAGCAGCGGGTTAATCCACAGAACGGCCTGGCAGTACGTTATTGAGCTGGCGGCAGCGGTGCTATCACCGGCTGCGTCAGCGTTCCCGGTATCGGTGTGCATTGCGCTGGCACGTAAACGGTTCGCGTAGTTGAGCAGCCCACTAGCAACATCAGCAGGAACAGGCATATCACAGGTTTTTTCACGTCGGAGAATCTCCCGGTATTCGATGACAGTTTTCTCGGCACCAGCATCTATCAGCGAATTCATGCGGCTGGCGTTCTCAGCTACCTGATTAAACCGGTTTAAGTTGAAAGCCTGGGTAGTTATCACCGCCGCCTGTAGCGCGTTGTCGCTGCGCAGCACCCGGTTATCACTCTCTGACGTGGTCAGTGCCGCATTGCTGCGTACTAGCAGAACACAGAGCACCGCAATGATGGTTACGACGACCACCAGCAGAATCGCGGCAACCGTAATTTTGTTGGTCTTCATCAGAACACGCCCGGAACTGATACTGGAATGCCAGGGTTAAGCGGCCCATATCCATCACTCAGATATTGAGGTTTCTCTGCCCACAGGCAAACTTCACGCTCAATCTCACGCCGGGTGATTAAACCCTTCCACTGTTTGTCACCAGCATAGATCCAGCGCCGCAGTTGTTCGCATGCGCCTTTCGAATCACCCTGGTTGATTTTTCGTAACAGTGTGGAGGTTTTGAAGTTCCCCGCGCCAACGTTATACACAAATGAGTACAGCGCCCCTCTCATTGTTTCGGGGATCGGAGCGTTGATATATGGGTTAATCTGGCGGGCGACAATATTCAGGTCTGTATCCAGCAGCGCCTGACATTCTGCTTTGGTGTAGGTCTTGCCGAGGATAATATCTTTACCAGTATGGCCCCAGCATACCGTCCACACCCCAACAACATCCCGATAAGGCTGATAGCGCACACCTTCAAGGCCATCATTACCCGTTGGGCCAGTAATCAATGCCGCAGCGATAGCAATAGCGCCAGCGGGTATAGCTGCAATAACGCTATTCTTCAGCTTTGGTGGCATAACCATTGCGCCGATCCTCCCGTTCTTTCCAGCGGAAATACCAGTTCACTGCACAGGTGATTACCGTACATGCGATACCGACAATAATTGCCCAGTCGCTCAGGCTTAACCCTGCAATTCTGTCGGCCAACATCCAGGACACCTCTTTTGCTGTTTTAGCTGTTTCGGCATATGCCTTCGCTGATACACCGCAGCCGGCAAGCGTGGTTCCTGATCCATATGAAAGTCTGCTGTAAATGGTGCTCATTCTGGTCATAGCCTCACCTCCGATAGTTCGGATGGCATTATCAGGTGTGATGTAATAATGGAGTGGTGATTCCCTTTTTTAGTGCAATCGCACTTCTGGAGTGCATACACCGTAACAAGGTCACCATAAGTAATTGATTTAATTCTCTGAAAAACTGGTTCATTTATTGCTTGATGAACATAACCAAATGGAACCAGAGGGATGAATGATGACAAATACTTTCTTTTACCATTTACAATACTGGGGTTACCTTGCAGTTCTAATATTCCTGTATCAGGCAGTCTTCAATTGAATGACTATTAAGAGCCTGAAAATAAAAATCCCCGGCCATAGCCAGGGATTTGATTTTTGTTTTTTATCGCGGCGGTTGCAGCGGCCCTGCGAGAACCTCTGCCTCACCGTTATAGCAAATGTCATCGCCTCTGGTCAGATGCCAGACACCTGTGATTGTTTTACCCGTTTCCAGATCATCAACAGTGTCATTCGTGTAATACGCTACCTGTACAATGCCTACATGCTGAATCCAGTAATACCCTTCTTTCATACATTCCTCCGCAATACTAAGCAAACAGTATAGAACGGAGCAGATGATGCAGCGTTGCAAGAAACCACAACAAACTCAATGTTTGCTGTCCAAGGTGCACATCCTGGCCTTAGAGCCTCACATCCGATTCTTCGGATGGCGCTGTGTGTATGAAAAGGGTCGCCATATGGCGACCTCTAAACTTTAAATAGGATTTTCTCAATGAACGGCTTCGTGATAAATAATCTGCCCGCCCATACCTGAAATCAGCTTATCTACTCGAATATAATCCGTATAGAAAAAAGATGGAGCATAATCCCAGTGACAGAGTGCGATTTCACGCTTCAGATATGTGTCATAGTAGATAACATGAGCCTTACATGACCTGGTTTTTCCTCCAGATTGCGTGGGGTATCTCATTTTGAATCGGTAATTGTCACTCACATGCTTATTAGCTGATGAGATCATTATTAACTCTGGAACGTTCCAAAAGGTAAAAGTCAGGTACATCATAACGGTGAGACAAACGCCAAAAAGCCTCTTAACCAGACCTGTTGAGAACTTATTACTTAGGTACACACGCCAAGCAATGAAAACTCCTATCACGAAGGAAGTCCCCACAATAACTGACTTATAAAGCACCCCATCAAAAAGGTATGTGTCGTGAGTTGTTTTGTCTGCCCATGCACACCAGATAACCCAAATGACTACGAAGCAGAATGAAATCAGCTCTACCTTTGTTGGCAACCTCATTATCATTAATCCATTTCTCAACTTCTTTGAAGCGAAATATATCAAATTGACAACTACCTTTGATACCTCGAAGTGAACTTAGACTTGACGCGTCTGGCAGGGATTTAGCCAGCGAGAATTCAATTATGGCTTGAGTGCTTTACCGCTTGTCTACATTCAAATAAAAAAGCCCAAGGCGTCAACCTCAGGCTTGAAAACTCATTTACTGCCAGTGCATACAACAATGGCACAATATCAGATTTACACGAAATATATGCCAATTAGTTCATTTATGCAATACCTTGCCGACAATTTGCTGCCTTTTGTTGTGAACGTGATCGCGAAACATGAAGTAACGCCTTGGAGTCGAGCCCCCTATAAAGGCTAATCATTGCATCGTAATGTTCCACGTAATTCTGAGACCAGTTTGTTTTGTTAACGCCCAACAGCGCAGCCAGATCGCCATACTGATACGGATCCTTCCCGGATAACGCGCGTTTCACATCCTGCGCAGCAAGCCAGATTAGCTGGCGTAAACGGTCTATCGTCTTCTTCGCTACTCGCTTCCCTTCCAACTGTTGGCTGAACTGATCCCAAGCCCAGCGTGTTATGGCGACCTGATTGTCCCAACCGGTGTTTTCGCTGTAGCTCCACAGCAACCAGGCCTTCTGGTGTTCTTCGAGCGTCATCAGTGCGCGGCGCCACGATGCGGTGGAGTATTCAACTGGCTGCACCAGAGGAATATGTGAACCCTTAGCATGCGACTGTTTGCCCGGTATTGGTGGGTTATCCAGCGTAAACAGTTTCCCGGTCACTTCATCCAGCACTCGAGGCTTTTTACGTTTAAACGTTCCAGTATCGAACTGTGCATTCTCAAGCCAGGCCATTAACTGCCCTTTCGTCGCACCACTTAAATCGGCGGTGGCCACCACCAGCTGCTGGCGCACATATTCGAGAAATTGAGTGTTCATACAGCACCGCCTATGATTTTGATGTAGTTCTTCAGTATTCGGTAGTCCGTCAGCACAGAGCCCGGGAAATGGTATAAGCGCAATCGCTGCCAGCGAACGCGAAGGATCTCGGTCAGTTCTGGTGTCATGCCGCCTCCCTGCTCTTAATCAACTCGCGACGCAGTGCGCTGTAATGCTTCCTGACGGCTTCGAGTTCTTCGATGGTGTATCGGTGTGGGACGTTATTGTTTTCGAGTGCCTCGACGCGTTCAGGCCCAATTTTTTCGATAAGGCCAAGGCGGTACTGCTGCTGATTACCCGACAACTGCACGTTACAGTGGTGGCACTGTTTACTGATATTGTCTTCGTGATAGCGAAGATGTGATGCCTTACCGCGTGAGCGGTAGTGACCTGCTTCCCACTGGACGGTTTCGAACGTCCCGCAGCTAATGCATGGCAGATCGGCATCACGCTCGCGGATGTAGTCATTGACGACACGCTGCGTTAAATCTTCCCAGTGCTTCAGCGGCTTAACTGCAGCTTTACGCTGGCGCCAGGCGGCTCGCTCTTTCTTCTCAGTGGCGCGCTGTTTGGCGGACTCCTTGCGTTGTGCGGCTCCCCGCGCTTTTCTGGTCTGCTCCTTGCCGACGATGCTGGCACACTCATAACCGCAGACGGTCTGCGTGTCGCGCACCGGATGGAACCACTGCCGGCATTCTTTGTTGGCGCACTTACGGCGCGGTAACTTGGCCATGCTCAACCCCACGCCCTGTTTTGCCATACCTTACTCGGGCGCGGTGCTTTCTCGCTTTCAGGCAGTTGCACGCTGACAGTCCAGGTGATGTTGTCGCGATTCAGGCTACGTTCTACTGTGGCGCCACGGCGGCGGTAACTTGCCACCAGCTCGTCTGCCTGTTCGGTTGTGCATTCGTGATGGTGGAACCAAGAAAATTTCATCGCCATCACCCCGCAAAGCTCATAAGCTGCGCAGCGGCGTTTTCCGCTTCTCGCTGAGTCTTGAATGCCCGGGACAATACCCAGCGCCACAGAACATCGAGCGCGGCTTTGTACAGCTGCTGGAACTCGGTTTCATCCATATTGGCGAAGGCAATGCTGCGGGGGTGTTTGCGAAGGGTGCCGTCAGGAAGCTGTATAGCGTCGTAATGGCCAGACTCGACGATCACCCATGCTCGGTATGCGTCATAGGATTTGCAGATGCTGATACTACCGGCGCGCTTATCAGCGATACGCTCCAGATACTGCTCGGCAGCATCCAGCAGTGCGCCTTCGTTTCCACCAAATGCCGCAAGGAATTTTGCATAGCCATTTACGAGCTTGCGCTCATTGCTGGAGATAGCCCCGCCAGTAGGTTCCCAGTATTCAAACCCGAGATTCAGGAGCGCAAAGAAACGGCGATGGAATGCGGGATTCCTCACCTGCCGGAACTCAGCCACCAGTACGGCGCCGAGTTTGATTTTTGATTGCAGAATATCGCTGGTCTCCGGCGTAGCGGGGATCAGGATTCCTGATGATTGCTTAATGAGTTGTAGTTCGTGCGCCATGGTACTCTCCGTGGCGCATCAAGTTGTCAGTTGTTCAGGCTGACACTGACATTATGTACAGCTGATAATGGAAAATCAAATGTTGCTTTTAGCTGAACTGATTAATATTTGTAGCGGTTTTCCGGGAGAAACGCGTATTCGTATGTGAAGTTGAATGCCTCGTTTTCAGTGTTAAATCGGCGTTCGGTGATATCACTCCAGCGTCCTCCCCTGAAATACTTCTGAGCAACCCACTTTCCCTCAAACGGGAATACGGCATATGCACCGACATACCGATTATCATTATGCGGATCGGGATATGACTCACCTTCTGCCAGAACGTAAAACTTGATTCCGCTTACAATGAGGCAGCCCATTATTTCTTCTCGTTCTGGGCTGCCATATCCAGATAGCGCGGGTCGGATGCTTTCGGTAATGTCAGGCTTTGCTCGCGATAGTAACGCACACGCTCCATGAAGTATTCGCGGAGATGCTCTGGCTGATCACGGGCTACCTGTTCAGCGATAACCGGCATGTTCAGGCGCTCTTTGTAGGCCACTCCGGAGGCCGTCAGGTCAACGTTGACCTTGTCGCGATCTTCCTGCGGCTTTGCAGCAATGTTGAAATCAGACATGTTTAAGGCTCACATTTCCAGAATGTATTCTGAACACCACTCCCCGCGGGTAAATTTGGATTCATATTTGCGCTATGAAGATAGGTGGCTCTCTTTTTACCATATTGGCTGCACGCTTTAACGGCTGTTTCATGAAGGCTATCGAGCCCGTACCAACCATCAGACTGGATACTGACCTTCTCACCATCGTTGTACTGCACTGCAGCACAGCCAGATAACATCACAGAAAATACAGTCCCAGCAATCATCCTAGAAAATTTCATATAATCCCTCTCTTTATATTGATATGGATTATATGTTATGTCGCGATTTGTTTCGACTGCGATAACTCCGGCAGGTTCGCCCTCACCAGCGCCTCAGCGAACGGTGGCGGGACGGCATTACTCAGCAGACTAATGAGAAAAGACCCGCCGAAGCGGGTCAATATTAAACTACTATCCTAGGAAGGCTGGGGCGGTGCAGAACCATTTACTATCTTACTGACCGTGCTCTGCTGTATTCCATATTGCAAAGCCAGTTGATCCTGAGTGTATCGTCTGGCGTGATAAAGATGATAAATTTCTCGTTTAGCCTGCTCACTCAGCCTGGAAGTATGAGTTACATTTGCCAGCCGAATCATCTCGTTATAGGTTGTAATATGCCTTTGTAGCTCCGCTCTTCCGCGATTAAGTTCAAACACCAGATTCGAGTACCTTTGAACATCATCTTGTGAATTTAGAGCGGTTTGCATCATACGAACCTGTTGATCAAGCCTACTTAAATGAAGCTCAAACTCATGAATCGTTTGGCGCGTACGTGCTAACTCTTCACGACTTACCTGTGTTTGTTGTTGATACACATAGGGTTCATAGGACATAAGTCACCAAGGAATAAATGGAATGTAATGATAAAAAACATCATCACATAACATTCCAAATATTCCAAATTTTTTTGTGTTTAGTGTTCGATACATATCCAAGATCAGCACAACAACTTGTTGTATCAGTGCTGCATATCAAGACCATCCTTCACTTCATTTAACAAATACTATCCAATGTGTTTTGTCGTTCTTCCCGGTACGTTGACCAATTGCTGGTTTCACGTCAGTAAGCGCCAAAATTTGGCTAACCGGGATCTGTGTTTCGTTCCATTTAAAAATAAGCACGCCGCGTGGACACAGCACCCGAAACGCTTCTTTGAAACCGGCGCGCAAATCAGAACGCCACGTTTTTTTGTTCAGTCGCCCGTATTTTTTACCCATCCAGGCAGACTGGCCCACACGCTCCAGATGTGGCGGGTCAAACACCACAACCGGAAACGATGCATCGGCGAATGGCAGCGCACGGAAGTCGGCAATCAGATCGGGACTGATAACCAGGCGGCGACCGTCGCACAGCTCGTGCTCTTCGGCGCGGATATCAGCGAACACAGTGCGGGTGTCCTGTTTGTTGAACCAGAACATGCGAGAGCCGCAGCACACATCCAAAATTGTTTGCTCAGCCATCTCACTCTCCCTTCACGCCAATGCCAGCGATAAATCGCGATGGTGACCAGTCGCAATATGAATCCGTCTCTGTGTGTCCGAACATGGCCTTGCAGCGTCGGATGTGATGGCAATTTCCACACGTCACGCCAGCGGGGAGACGCATTTTGTCCGGGTCTGCTGGGTCGTAGTTCAGCGCCTTTTTGTTGAGTGCTGTCATTGGGCTGCCTCCTGAACTGGCATCAGCGCGTTACGCACACATGGTTTGTAGTAGTGATGGAAGGCGAACGTCAGGCCAAGCTTGGTTGCGCTCTGGTTCTTCTTGCTAAGCAGCCCAAGGTTCATGCAGATAGTCGTTGCTGTATAGCCAGAGTGATAACCAGATGCCCGCTTCATGACCGTTTCTGCCAGTATGGTGCGAAAGTCTGTACGCCCGAAGTTGGTGCCTTCGAAAGCGGCGTTAACTACTTCGTCGGTCAGATGTGAATCGTCGACAATGCTCATGCTGCACCACCTTTGCGAAGTTGGGCAGCGAACTCTCTCACTCCTTCAGCTTCAGCGCGTAAAAACTTCACGCCGTCATCAAACCCATCACGCTCAGCATCGTCAGCGCCACGGTCCAAAGTATCGGCGTACATCTCCACACCCTGCGCCCGCACTTCAGCCTGGAAAGCGTCTGTGGCTGGGGTTTTCAGTGAGCGATATAACGCAACGATATCGTCAGTTTCGCTTGGCTCTTCGTGTGAGCAGTTAGGACATACAGCGATAGAGCCTGCATGCTGTTCAATCAGCGATTTTAAATCAGCGTTCTCAGCAACTACCCCCGCCAGCTCCCTGCACTTGCTCTCGGCGTTAGCGAGCTGTACTGCCATGTCGAGCACTTTAACCTCAAGATTTTCAACATAATCAATCAGGAGGTCGATTCTTTCTGGCGTTACGGTTTTAACGTATTTGCAGATCGATGACACATAATTATCATCCTGGAGTGTGCCAGCCAGGCCATTGCAATATTTCCGATTCCCTTTTGTCGCCTTGATATCGGCGATAATTTTTTTAACGTCTGGTTTCATGCTGATGCTCTCCCGTAAAACGCCAGTACACGCTGCATAGCCGGACTTGTGCGGCAAACTGATGTGACCATGTTTTTGCTCATGTTCGATTTGAGCTGCTTGATGTTCAGCTCCCCGCCGGGCTGAAGTGAATAGACCGGGCGATGCGGCTCGCCAGTGCGAATTACCACCGATCTTCGTACCAGGTGAAGCAGCAGGTTGTGTGCCTTCTTGCAGTCGCATCCCAGAAGGTTCTGAACCTGACGCGGCGTGATGGTCTGGTTAATTCGAAGAAAATCTACAATTGCCCACAGTGATTTGCTTGCCATAGTGATTTCCCCCATTAGACCAGACCGGCGTTTTTGCGTTGTTTGTACTGAGCCATCAGCATCTCTGCCGGTGTTGGGCCAGTAGCTACTTTCGGCGCTGCAAGTGCGCGACGGATTGGCGGTACCGGCTTACCGGACAGCGCTCGCTTTTCCCAGTCATGCAGGATGTCACCAGCGGCTCGGATAAGTTCCTTCTCGCTGAGCTGTCCTTCTGTTCCACGACGGCGCAGCTCCAGACAGACGTGGTAATACAGCGGGTTTTTATCCTTCCATGGGAACTGCTCACTGGTCGGATAGCGAAAAACAAGTTTCCGCCAGCGCCAGTATTCGCTCATGATGTCGTCCACGCTGACCCCCAGCGCACCACTCCCCTCACGGCACCACGAAATAAACTGACCCGGCGACGGCCAGAACGGTGACTGGCTGGATCGGGCTTTCTGCATCCCGGCGGAAAGTTGCTCACGGGAGGTGATGCCTGACTCAGCAAAAGCCGCGATCCATTGCTGCTTTGCAACGCGAATATCAGCGTCAGTACGTAGGTTCGTCTGAGTGGATGCCGGGAATACCTGCATGAGGTTTTCAAAAAGCATATCCACCAGCTTTTCAGCGTCAGCGTTAACAACCTTGCGTCCGTCGTAAGAATCTCCAGCCATACGCGATAGCATTTCGCTGTCGCGATTCTGAATTGCACGATAAAGATCCGGGGTCATAAAAATTTCTCCCATGCTTCAGGACTGTTCCAGTGCGGGCCAGTTTCGGATTTGTTTGCGCTGACATCTGTGCGTGGCTTACGGGTAGTGTCTTCGCTGTGAAGGGTTAACGTGTCCCACTTGGCGCGGAGCTTTGCGGGGGAGAGAATATTTTTGTACCAGAACGAGTCTTTGCAGGCCCATCGGAACAGCTCACAAATCTCTTTGTGGGTGCGTCCGTCCAGTTGGCGCATCAGGCGTATATCATTCGCCCAGCCAGCCATATTCGGTTTTTTCAGGGATAGTTTGGTGATGTCGCGCAGCGCCAGCATCCACTCTGCACAACGGAGATCGTCAGATGTCCCCCACTTGTCACCTTTCGGGGTCTGGACAGCTGCATCAGGGATAATTTTTGAAATTCTCTGACGTACATTAAATACGTTAGTATTTAATATTACTTCTTGTTCATGATTCTCGGGCTTAAGCGCGCCCTTATGCTCGGGGTTATGCTCGGCACCCACTCCCGAAGCCTCGCCATTGCTGGGTTCGTTATGCGCGGGGCTATGCTCGCTGTTATGCGCGGCGTTATGCGCGGGTAAATCGTCCATTTTTTGAGCGTAATGCGCGAAATTTGTGATGGTAATTACAGTGCCTTTTCTCTTCTCGCCAGCGGTTGAAATCATCCCTTCTTTCACGAAAAGAGACAGCATTCGATCCACTGCATGACGGCTTGTTGGCTCCCCATTTCGGTCGCATAATTTCAGCCCGAGATCTGCCGACGTGGTCACCAGTTGTCCGGTTTGTAATGGCCACTGCCGGCCTTTAAAGTTTGCCGTGTAGGGCTGGCGGGCGGCGCCCAACAGAAGGTTCTCCCATAGCGTGCGCAGGAAGACATCTTTAGCCCAGGGCTTCTTCAGTACACTCCGGTACAACGGGATGAATCCGGTCTTCTGGTTCTCCATCCGGTTGCTCCTGACGGCGGTACGCGCCGCAAAATCGGCGTAGGCGACATTCGACATAGCTATGCCTCCCTTACCTGGTATTTTGAAAAACTCTTTGTCATAATGACCTCGCAATGAGTACGCAACGAATTGCACCCGAAGGCCGTCTGTGCTGGAACACAGCGGTCTTCACCCTTTTCAGAACAGTCCTTGCTGACCACCGCGCTTAACGCGCTTAGTTTCAAATCGATCCGCCGGCAACGTCTGTTTTTCTGCCCATAATTTCGCGTGACGCAAAACATCATCAAAAATCCTCCCTTTGCGACTTGCCTGAGACATGCGCTTGTACATATCGACAGCCTGAAATGCCCCCCCCTGCGCCACTGCCGCAGTAAAGCCCTGTCGGACCAGTTCTTCCCGAACGTGTTTTTCGATAAATTCGATGTGATTCATCACTATTTCCCCTCACATCGCACCCAGCATCATCTGCACCATCTCCATCAGCGGCCCGGTTAAGCCAGGGTCAACGCGGTACATCTCCACGATCCCCTCGCTCAACTCTTTCAGCTTCTGATGACGTGGAGCATCCATCGCGACGGCTATCTTCGCTTCGCTGGTTTCTTTCTCCATACGCGCCAGGCGAGCCATGATGTTGTCCTCTGGCAGCAGGCGATTGCGAAACTCAATCGGCAGAACCGCGAGGATTGCCGGCGTCAGCTGGCGGACGTTCTCGCGGTACCGTTCGCTGTTGAAATGGTTATCCAGGAAGCGGAACAGCTTTTGGCGCTTTCGGCAGAGATCGTCAGGGAAAGTGATGTCATCACCACCCTGCGCCTGGTACTCTTCGATGATCAGAGCCGTAACTACGTCCTGACCATCTGCGCCCGCCCAGGAGCGGACCGCGTCACGAATGGCATCATGTTTATCGCCATGCTCTTGTTGAGCACGATTTATCATCGCGGACGAATGGAATCCGGTATTTTGTTGGTACGTAAGTGATTGCATAGTGCTTTCCCTTTCGTGGTTAGAATTAGCTGTTATTTGAACCAAGCAACAAGGCGAGATCTGGACGAATATCAGCGGGTTTAACCCCCCCGTTTGTTGCTGACACGATTTTCATAACGTATCGCGCATCAATGCCGCCCCCATGCAGCCACCGCCAAACTGTTGGCTGAGCTACGCCGCAGAGATCTGCGAGTTTCTTTTGACTGCCAGCAATATCGATGGCGCGCTGGATGATTTCATTGGTCATTTTTCAATTCCTAAAAGTATTGAACCAAACAATAATAGCAATGCGTATTGCCCATAGCAATAGCGAAACGTGTTTTGACCCTCAATACGCAAGCGTATAAATTAAAAATTATGAAAAAAGAAACTCTTGCTGAACGCCTGAATCAGGCAATGGAACAGTCCGGGATGTCTCAGGGCGCTCTTGCGAAGGCGTCAGGAGTTGCTCAGCCAACCATCTGGAGACTAACGAGCGGCAATGCTCGCGGTTCGACAAAGATTGTAGAAATTGCGAATGCACTCGGGGTTAGAACTGAGTGGTTGTCTACAGGCATAGGTCCAATGAGGGCTGACGGCCAGCAACCAACTTCCATTACTCCTGTAAAAGTTGATCCAAGTATCTTCAGGGTTGACGTGCTCGACCTAACGGTCAGCGCTGGACCGGGCGTGATCAATAGTGAGTTCGTGGAGGTGCTTCGCTCCGTGGAGTACTCAGTAGAAGATGCGCGTCAGATGTTTAATGGTCGTAAACAGGAACAGATCCGCATCATCAACGTTCGCGGCGATAGTATGTCCGGCACCATCGAGCCCGGCGATTTGCTGTTTGTCGATATCAGCGTTCAGCACTTTGATGGTGATGGAATTTACGCTTTCCTGTACGACGAAACAGCTCATGTTAAGCGACTTCAGAAGATGAAAGACAAGCTACTGGTAATCTCAGACAACCAGACCTATCGCCCGTGGGAGCCAATTGAGAAGGAAGAGATGAACAAGATTTTCGTCTTCGGAAAGGTGATCGGCAGCATGCCGCAGACCTACAGGAAGCATGGTTAGTCGATTAACAGTAGCCTGAATAGACTTTGGGTAAGGTCGGTACAACAAGGCGTACGCCAAGTACATGGGGCGGCGGATTAGGGATGATGCGGAATAACTCCCCACGGAGAGCTTATGAGGCTGGGTATTGCACATAGGCCATACGAACCACCTCTGGGTAGAAAACTTACATAAAATTTAATAGTGGGAATGGTAATGGAAGCACCTTATCAATTAGAATTCACTGAAAACATTTATTATTCAATAGGTAATAACCCCAGCATTAAAGAAATCATTGAGTCTCTTCAAGGCTGGGAAGCTATCATCAAACAATCTAAAGGAGTCCTTGCAGAGCTAACTGGAAGTGATATCCTGGATATTGAAGTTAGGATTCAAAAGTTAGAAGTCGGGAGCCTAACTGAAAAAATTCTTATCAAGTTAGGTTTTGGCAACGAAGAGAATTTTGATAAATTTCTCGAAAATGCGCATGAAAGGTACATCGGAGAAGGAAAAATGCGTAGCGCCTTAGTTTGGACGGTTATAGCAGGTGTACTCGCCACGGGTATGTATTTAGCCGTCAAAAACATGGCACCCAATAATGCCTCCCACTTCGAAGCAAATAATAATATAATCATTAACATAGGTGCTGGCGAAACTAACATTTCACCTGAAAGAATACAGTCGGCGCTCAATAGTACATTAGTTGATAAAAAAACCGCTGCCAAAGGTGCTGTCAAAATTTTATCTCCAGCGCGAAATGACGAAAATGCAACATTGATGATAGGTAGCGATAACGCTTCCGTAACAATACCTTCAGATTTAATCTCTAAAACACCAACCGAGGTTAGTTTTGAATCAGATACATATACTCGAGACCATTACGATGTTGACCTTGAGATAAGAGCTCTTGATCTCGACAATCCGACAAAGGGATGGGCTGCTGTGATTCCTGGCTTAGTTGATCGAAGGGTAAAACTAGTTTTGGCACCCGGGATTAAACCAGAAGACCTATCCCATAAATTCGCCTTCCGCGCTGATGTAACCATTACTTATAAACTTACGTCATCTAAAGGCGAAGCATACAAGCCAACAGAAATATTTTTAAGCAAATTAATCGCGGAATGAAATTAATCCTGCCACCGTGCCGGTTTTTTATTTGACCAAATAATTCATAATGTTAAGATGATTCCGATTGCAATCAATGGATATACATAATGAAAAAAATGGCTCTGGCAGTAGCATTAGCTGTAACCCTCACAGGGTGCGCGTCTTCTGGAAATCAGAAACTTAAAAGTGAAACTGAAACAAGTGTTCAGTCTAAAATTCATGAAGGGAAAACGACCAAGGTTGAAGTGAAAACCTTGTTTGGCTCTCCTGATGCAGTCTCTTATACCGATGGTGGTAATGAGATCTGGAAGTACTCATTTGCCAAAGTTAAAGTGAATGGAACCTCATTCATTCCATTCTATGGCTTGTTCCATAACGGCACGAACGGCACTAAGAAAGAACTGACCATTCTATTTAAAGATAATACCGTACAAAAATACGCAATGGCGGAATCGGCGATCAATACAAAATCCGGTTGGGCCGACTAGCACCATTTGCCCGGCAAAGAAAGTCGGGCCATTATTGCCCCTTCCTCACGAACTCCGCTGCATCCCGCAATACACCTTTGTGAATCATATTGCCCACGGTTTTTCGCTTCGCTTCCAGTCGATCGACAATAGCCTCACAGTCAATCACCACACCGTCGATTATCAACCCAACAACCGCCCCACCAATCTCACCAGCTATGAAAGCCGCCCGATCTTCCAGTAGTTCATCACGTGACATATCCATACCTAAGCCCATAACAATACCCTCTTTGGTGTTTTTTTGAGCACAACATACACCTTTCGAAAAAATAAATTCCTTTCGCTATCAATATTTTAATACTTATTTTAGCCGATAAATAGCAATGCGTATTGATATGTTTAATACGTATTGCTATTATCACCTCATCGCGAAACACTAAGCGCATCAAGTTCAAACGTTCCGCCAGCCTGGCGACAAGGGCAAAGCACAAAAGTGAGCTTCGCGGTGGTGAATTGCCAAGTTAAAACGCTCAACCGTGAAGATCAGCGTCACGGCACCACCAGCGAAGTTCACTCAGAAAAACTGGAGAACATCATGGTTCATCAGCACTACGGTACACAGACAGTAAACCGCGGCGCAGTTCAGCCTGGAATGCTCGTCAAACACAAAGACTCAACCTGGACAGCATCAGCTAATGCTCGTGGTCGTTTGTATCTGCATCGAGGCGTTGAGATGACTTACACCAGGGATTTGCTGGTTGAAGTTTATCTGAACGGTCTGGGGAATGGCCTCAGCCATTAACGGAGAGCGTCATGCAAGACAAGAAATGCGGATATTGCGGCAAGCCGGTTAAAACTGAAGAAGTAATCAAAAGCACCCTTCTCTATCGCAACGGCTCACTGCTGGCGCGCAAAGAGAAAGAGTATTGCTCCAGACGTTGCGCTTCGCACGACCAGATGGCTCACGAAGGCTAACGTAAAACCCGCGCAAGGCGGGATCTACGTCCGGTGGTACCGACCAAAGTTACACCGGAAACAACATCAAAACCAAAGTTAACCCAATGGGCGCTATCAATGGCCCGGGGATTCTAACACCCAAAAATGAGGATCTCACATGGAATTCTTTTATGTGGTTAAAGCCACTCAGAAATCCGGAAAGCAAGATGCAGTGGTCTGGTTCACTGCGAAAACCGAGGCTCGCGCTAACCTAATGCTGGATGTTGCACTGGAAGATGCAGGCATCGAAACGGGTCGAGGTAAGGACTATGCCAAGCCAATTCGCACTGATTTTCCGGTTGTTGATGACCTGCCAGAAGAAGGTGAAGTTGATTTCACCTGGTGTGATCGCTACGAACTTCAGGACGATGGGCGCACCTGGCTGCCAAAAGCCGCTGGTGTGTCTACTGGTTCCGTTGACGCCCCCTCCACATCTACTCCGACCGTAATCGTTGAAGACGCGACTGCGTCCGAAATTGTCCCGGTTGAAAACCGTACTCCAGCGGTCCGCTTTGCCGTCCATCTGATGATTGATAAATACCAGACTCATGTCACTAAAGAGCAGCAGCTGACTGCCAGCGAAATGTCACTG